GAGACCATCCACAAAATCCGGTTCACATCATTGGCCGCGATCTGTAACCGGAATGGATCATCCGCCTCCGCCCCCGTCTCGAAATTCTCCCAGTCAAACGTCTCGCTCACATAGGCGTCCAAGGGCAATTGCCCAAACCCCGCTAGCACGAGCCGCTGCTGATGCGCCGCGATCACCGAGGGGTAATACCCCGGCGAGGGCGATATCGCGCTCCTTGGGATCGGCACATACTCGCTTGTCCCCGGGGGCATCCAGGCAATCCCAAGCCCAAACCCATAGCCCGCGTTCCAAAACCGAACCCGGTACTGGTACACCCCCGCGCTCAAACTCGCCGTTGTGCTATGCGCCGCCAGCCCCGCCTGGGTAAACCCTTCCGTACCGCTCGCCAGCCCAATGTTCGATAGCCACGCCACGCTCACATCCGGCGTACCGATCGCGTCTTTCCAGATCAGCAGTTCCGCCCCGTCATTGGTATCCAGGGCAAACCCCCACGTCCCCGCCTCCTCGATCGTCAGCCACCCGCCAATCTCCAGGCTAAACTGGCTGTTATCCTGCAAGTACGTGGGCGGGGCATCCGCCACGAACGGGTTCTCCGTCATCAACGCCTGGCTATGGAACCACATCCGGTCTTCCCACCGCCCCGTCTTGGTCATCACCACGCCCGCCGTCGCTTCGCTGAACAAACTGTCAAACCCCGTCTGATCCATCGGGCTTGGCAATACCACATCTGTTAAATCGTAGTATTTAAAAACACTGCTCGAAACCCCATACCGCTCCAGCTTCGTTTCCTCGCTAAAATACTGCGCGGGAATATTCACAAAATTTGCCGTACCCGGCCTCTTCCACAACACCGCCAGCATAGAATCCACATTTGTAACAGTAAACCAAGCCCGTACCCGAAACCGATGCACCCCCGCCTTCAAATCCGCAGACCCCGCCTTGGTGGTCATCGCGGTTTGAAACGACGGTGCGGTAGGGCTGGTTGGCGTGCTGCTCGCTCCATAGTTGCTATCAATCAAATTCCCGTCAATAAATAAATCAGAGTTCATATGCCCAGAGTTCAATGCAAAAAAATAGTTCCCATCCTCTGGAATAAACAAATTTCCAAAAATCTCGATCGAGGCAAAAGAAGAAGGAACAGCAGAAAATTTATCTGTTTTCGGATAGTATTTATCCCGGATCGAAAACGCAATCTGATCATCCCAATGCCCCGTATCAAACAGCACCGCTCCATTTTCCTCACTAAACATGTAATCCATATGGGACTTTGTCAGCGCCGCCTTGACATACTGGTCATAAACCGAAATCACATCATAAATCTTATACCGCAGCCCCGTCCGGTTCTCCCAGGGTGCCCCCGCCCAGTTCGCCACCTCCAGTTCCCACTGGTCATGGCCATAGCGCTTCAGCAGCCGTGGCACCGTGTCCTTGTGCACAATAATCAGCGCGTCTTCCTTCTGGCAAAAACGCAAATCCCCCACCATGTCGGCGTCCCAGGGCGTCACCAGTTGCAGCGGCCAGTACACCTCCGTCAGCCAATAATCATCCACCGCAGAGTCCAGGCTGGTATCCACCACCAGCGAAAGCCCGTTCCCAATCGAATGGGTCCCCGTCGTGGTAAAGTAATGGGTCTGCTCCCCATTGATCCACACCTCAAACTCCGCTGGGGCCGCCGCGATACAGTACACCGTGATCACCGCCCGCGCCGTCCCCGTGTACGTCCCGCTGAACGTCACCGCCCCAAACCCCGTTCCCCTCCCCCCATAGGTATACTTACGCGTCGGGTCCAAGCTGGCCGGGTCGATGATAATTTCCTGCGTCTCCCCCCAAAAAAAACGGACCGAACGGTCCCCAAATTCCAGGCAGTACGTTTGGCTCTCATCCTGGTTAAAGGCAAACCCAAACAGGTTCACCGTCCCCGCCCTGGCATTCGCGCAAAACCGCGTCCCCGCCCGCCGCGTCACCCCGCCCACCGGCAGGGCCAGCATATTCGTCAGTTCGGCGCAGCCATCCGCCGCCACCGCCTCATCCACCCGGTCCCGCAGCAGGGCCGAAAACTGCCCCCGCGTAAACGAATTCTTCTGGGGAAATATCCGCATCACAGCACCCCTCGAAAGCGCGATTCCAAAATGGTCGTGTCCCGCATCAGCGCCATGCGCTGCCCCGCACTGTCCGCCGCCTTGGCCTTGTCCAGCGCCAACTCCAACTCCGCAAGAATCCGCTGCCGCTCCGCCCCGTTCTGGGTCAGGGGGCCCACCAGCCGCGCCGCCAGTTGCAGCACAAAGCACTGGTACAAATGGCTCTCGATCCCCAAAAACCAGGCATCCAGCCGCAGCCCGAACGCCGCCGCCTCTTCCCCGGCCGCCGCCTTCGGAAAGGGGATATACCGCAGCACCGCCGCGTCACTGTCACTGATCACGCTATCCCCCTGGATGGCATAATCAAACAGTTCCCGGCTCTCGTACACCGTGCTGGGCTCCACCCGCACCACCCGCGCCACATACTCATCCGCGGGGAACGGCAACCGGTGCGCGTACAAAGAAAGAGGCGTGTCGCTCCCGTCCGCCGAAAGCGCCGCCTCTTTCTCCAGCCGTTTCCAGTCATGGGCCGCCAGCACCATCAGCACCGCGTGCTGCCAATGCGCCGCGCAAAGCGCCTCCCGATCATTCGCCGGGTTCGCCAGGTCGGCCGTGCTATCCAGTCCCCGGGCGCCAATCTCTCCCAGGGCCGCGTTGCATAAGGTAATCACCGATGCCGCCATGCCAGCCTCCCTTGCTTACCGCGTCTTCAGTACACCAATCTCCACCACCTGGGTGGCACTATTATTTCCCACGTCAACTTTGAAGGCACGGGCTCCGCCCACATCAACCTGGGCGGTTCCGTAGAAATACCATTCATTGCTGGCATTGCTCACCTGCGCCGTCTGCACCTTCTGCCAGACAATCGGGTCCGCATTGCCCACACTGGTATACAGGGCAAACGTCGCCCCGTCCGTGACCCCGCTGGCCTTCCACGTCCCCGCGGCGGTCTCGCTGCCGCTAAAGATCGAAACGGTCGCGATCCCGCCATCTCCCACGTACACCTGCAAGGCATCCGTGGCGCTCGCGGTCGCAGGCACCACAAACCGCGTGATCCGCAAGTTTCCCACCTCCACCGTACCCTGTGTCACTGATGCCGCGTTAGCGAAAAACACCAACGCACACAGCAGCACCAATGCCATCCAGTAAGGCAGACTGTTTTTGATCGAATTCAGTAAGTTGGTAAACATCGTCTTCACCTCTCTTCCTTACACCACTTCCGGCAAGTTAGCCGGTTCCACGCATTCGAATACCAGCACCAGGTTGTCATCTACCCGCACAAATCCATACGACTGCGCCACCGCCAACTGCATGGTGGTCCCCTTGTCCGCGCGCGCTTGGATGTCCGTAAAGAGATTCTCTTCGATCCATCCTTCCGCTGCGCCCGGGAACACGCACAGGCACTGCCGCACCGTGCGCCCCGCGTCATCCGTCCGCGTCCGCAGTTGGTTACTGATCAACAGGTTATGGCCATCGATCTGCGGAATGGATTTTTTCGTCCACGGATGCGTCCCCACATAGTCCGCGCTCATCCACATATCGTTATTCTTGGCCTGCGTCCGCTGTTTGGGCCCCATGATCAGGTACGATTGCATCGAGTCCACTGGCACTTCCTGCTCGATGAAACGCTCATTCAGCAGGTTGATCCGTTCCGGCGTGAACCCTTCGGCGCCATCGTCATAGATGTAGTTATCCGCCGTCAGGCTGCTGGTGGCTTGCTGCTTCGCCTTGGTGGTCGATAGCGTCACCTGTTCCCAAACCGGGTCCATCAGCGCGGCAATGATCTGCAAGTCCATCTCCGCGTTAAAGTCCTGCACCGCCTTCTGCAGAAAGACACTGCGCACGTTGTGGATCGTGTCCTTGATGTCCTTCCTGGTCAGCGGAAAAAAATTCTCCCAGTCATACGCGGTCCCTATGCGCTTCACAAACTCCAGAGAACTCCATACCGTGTCCCCAAAGCGCTCGGTCAACTGCGTTGCCCGCGATCCCGTCGGCAGCGGCTTCACCGCGTCGATCAGGACCATCTCCGCGACCGCGTCCATGGTATGCTCAGGGAAAATCCCCCGCATCACACCCGAACGGTCACCTGTCAACAGCCGAAAATTGTCCGCATATTGTTCCCGGTACAGCGTAACCTCATCCCCTGTGGATTCCGGTACACGAAAACCGGTACGTAAGACTTCAATACCCATGATCGTACTCCTGTGTTTTGTAGAATGGTTTACGAGGAAAGCCGGAAACACCGGGTCTCAAATAACTGTGACAAGTCCGGGTCTCATGCGAGGAAGGCCGGGGGGCTACAGGGATGTGCTCAAGCCCACCCCTGTAGTATATTTCAAAAATCATTTAATTTAGATGGCGTTGCACTAGGCTTTTAGCAGTTTTCTTCGCTGCGCCCGCAAATCCATCACCTTGGCGGATAGTTTTAGCGATCCGCGCTTATATTCTTCACTCTGCATGATCTCATTCATCTGCTGGGTCAGACTCTCCACCGTGTTGGTCTGCGCCGCCGCACCACCTCCCGGCTGTTGCCCTTCCTGAAAGAGCCCGCCCACATGGTTCAATACCTGCGTCAGGATAGGGTCGAATCCGACAAAAGGCTTGACCTGGGCCTGCAAGGCCTCGGGCAACCGGCTAAGCCCGTTCTGGGCTTGGCGCACCGCCGCCTCATACTGTTCTCCAAATAAAGCCTTGGTCTGCTCCTGCACCGCAGATACATTGGCTTGCTGGTAAGCAAGAAATCCGGCATAAAGGTCTTTGAATTGCCCTGGCGAAAGCCGTGACGCCAAAGCCATTTTCTTAAACTCCCGATCCAGGATATCATCCCGGCCAAACCCTTCCGGTAAATCCGGCGATTCATAGCCATTCTCATCTTCCGGCACCCCTAACTGTTTATAAAATTGCGCGACCGTGGCTTCGTCCGCGTCCTCTCCCGGCACCCGCACAAAGCCCGCCTGCTTCACAAACTCATCCACCTTCCCCGAAAGCGCCCGCTTGGTGTCAAGGTAGCCCTTCGCTAACTTGTCCACACTCTCAAAATTCGCCAGCGCACTCTCCGCCCGCAACTCCTCCGGCAGCAAATCCTGCAACCGGGGCGCGTTCTGTTCCTGGCTTGGATCTTGGGTATTCTTTACTTGGTTATCCATGGCTTCTCGCTTTCCGTATCCGTTGCTTGATGTAGTTGATCACGTCCAGATGCCCGCTGCGCACCAACGCCTCCCGGCCAGGGATCACACCCCGTACCGCGCCCGCTTCAAACTGCATCTCCAAATCCTCTACCACCAACTCATCCAGCCGACCATAGGCGTCTTCCACCAAATTCCGCTCGTTATGCCGCACCTTATTGTTCATCCCGCGCTTCCCCAATCTCCCCGCCCAGCGCGGCATACCCCGCCATATCAATCCAGTGGTCATTCAACGTGGGACTCGAATGCGCCCGGGCAATCTTCAATAGCACCATCATATTGCATACATCCGTGGCAAGGATCGGCCGGTCAAGATACGCCATCCACAAATCCGCGATATGCCGAATCACATCCCCCGCGTCCCCATACTCTTCTTCACGTTTTACCACCGTATGTTTTGCGATATCCAACACGTCACTGCGTTTCATTCTGATCTCCAATCAGTTATAAAATGCCTGCCTGCTTCATGCTTTGCGCCGCCCGTCCAGCCCGCTGCGCCGTGCCCGCCGCCGTCTCTGCCTGTGCCAGTTGTTCCCGCTGCATCGCCATCTGCCGGTTCTCTTGCACAATCTTGTCGTATTTCTTCTGGTCCACCAACAAATCCAGTGGAAAGCCCAACTGCTCCGCTACCCGCTGCGCGGCTTTGTAGTTGTCCAGCATGAACCGCAAATCTGGCTCCACCTGCAACAACGAACCCAAGAAACCCAAAAAGGCTTGGATCTTCTGCACGCTCGCAAGTTTTCGCGCCATGGCCATCGGGCTGCTGTACTCAAAGCGGTCCACCCCCTTCTTGTTTAGCGCCGCCGGCCGCTCCGGAAATTTATTCGCCCGGTCCAGAATCCCATAAATCCGCCCCAGCGCCTGATTCAGCAATTCCCGCTCTACCTTCTCGCCAACCGGCCCCAGCAGCCGGTGCACAATCTCCAGCCGCTTGTTAATCTCGTACGCCGTCATCTCTGGCCGGTCCGGCGCCAGCCGCAGTTCCTTGGTAAAAAACATGTCTTCGATCTTGGTCACCATCCGGTCCACCTCCATCTCCGTGATG